CGAGTCCGTTAGAATTTGCCCCGAAAGTGATTTCAGGGCATTTGTGAGATATGTGGTTTAACATAGTTTTACCTATATTTTATGGTATCTGGACTAAACATAAATTAGATTCACAAAATATTATAACTATTTGGAATACATTAATCAAAATACGAAAAGAACCCTTGGAAAATACCATTAAACGAGTTAACGATATTACAAAAGCCATTCAAGAATCCATAAAAGGTAAATGTGAAATTAAAATAGAAGCAGATTTTTGGAAAGAACGACGAGCTTATCCAAATGAATTACATGGAGCCATCATGAAAAAACAACAGAGTTCATCTGCCTTACAAGGACGAGATGCTGGTCGCAAAGATATTGTTTCATTTGATATTCACCTTATCCTATTCCACCCAATATGGCTATGATACTAAATAAATTTAATTTTCACAATATTATTCGAATTGGTAAAGCAGGTACAACGGAAACAACGGAAACAACGGAAACAACAGGAATTACAAAATTTTCTTTAGAGATTAATTATGTTCCGAAATTGATTAATGTAATTGATTTAAGTGCTGGAAAAAGCAAACAAGGTGGTTTAACCAATAACATTAAACCACCACCAGATGACTATGTTTTGGGCATTGGTACTAATGTTAAAAGTTTTAATTACACCATGACAGATTGATTGCTAAAAAATAAATTTAAATTTGATTTTTAACAGTAACCATAAATTTCTATTATTCATTATTAATTATAAAAAAAAAATGTCATACTTTAATCAATTTACACGTCAAATAGCTCGTCTTTCCATAATACCAAAATCAAAATCAAAAACAAAATCCACTGGGATGGAATTTATCCAGGGAGTTAGCATTGCCATTGGTGGTCTTGGTTTTGCTGGATTAGTCGTAAAAGCACAAAATATGTATCAAATGAGACCATCGTCATCTACAAAAGTGTCCTCGTACGCTGCAGTCCGCGCCTACGGTAGACCCACACCCGCACCAACAGTGCCATCACAGATCAATGTTAGATTGGAAGGAAAAAAATAATGTTTGTTATAATTCCTTAAATGCTTTTAGTAAAAAGAACCAAGGAGGACTCAAAAAAGAAACAAAAAATATATTTAAAATTAAGATAATATTGATATTAAGATCAATATTTTTTTTATGAATAAAAAAAACAATTCCACTACTAGCAATAGTTACAACAATTTGCTACGATTCATTGCTCGCCAAATACGAAATAAACGAGTAATTAATACATTTAAACAATTAGGTAACAATGCCATATCACTAACGAAATTTTCATTTATATCAACCATTTTAAATGATTTAGATAATTATGTTTTAACAAATAAAACAGATGGACTCCGTACATTTTTAATTTTAAATCGCCATAGAGATTGTGTATATATTAATGGCGAAACATACCAATACATAAGCCTATATAAACTTGGTTTAAAAAAATATCAAGTAAATGGAACCTATATATTGGATTGTGAGTATGCACAAGATGATGAGGGATATATGAATTTTTATGTTTTTGATGTATTGGTTTATGAAAATAGAAATATATCATGGGAACCTTTTAAAAAGAGACTTTTATATTTACGACAAATTCAATCAAAATTCAATTTATATACAAATACACCCATTCAAATTAAATTTTTTTCCCAACTTTGCTCTGGCAATTACCAATCTATTATTCAATCAGTGTATAATGGATTATCAAAAACACCATATGAAACTGATGGGTTAATTTTTACCAGTTTGGATAGCAACTATTACAAAACAAAAAATTATAAATGGAAACCAGTGGAAAAATTAACCATTGATTTTTTTTGTGTTCGAAATCCAGTAAAAACTCCACAGGATTATTTATTATTCAATGGAATAACGAATAAACATTTTCAGCAATTAGGATTTTCTTTTCCAGACAATTATGTAGATTTGATGAAATCTGTTCAAGATATAATTCCATTGAAAATAAATAATGACAATAGCAATGACAAATTAGATAGCTCTTTTTTCCCATGTTTATTTGATTCAAATTTAACACCATCAAACCACCAAACTCATCTCCACGATTTCCATTTTGAATTGGAAAATCTTCATGGAAAAATTGTAGAATTATCATATGATTTGGAAAAACATCAATGGGTATTTCATCGAATTCGTTTGGATCGCAAAGAGGCATTGAAAGGTGGTACTTATTATGGAAATTATTTAAAAATTGCTGAATTAAATTTTGCTTCTTTATTAAATCCACTTACGATTGATATCATGACTGCTTCAAACCAGCAAAAACAAAAACTTCTTCGAAAATTTTATTTTAAAAAAGACGACTCTTCTTATTTGTTTGTGCGGAAAATGAATTCATATGTAAAACGAACCTTGATTAATAAAGTTGCAAAAAATAATGATAAGTTAATTGATTTAGGTTCTGGAAAAGGACAGGATCTCTTGAATTATTATCAAGCAAATGTCCGAAATTTATTAATGTTGGAATACGACGTAGACGCAATTGACGAAATCACTAAACGAAAATATGAATATACAAACTTAGTCTGTTTAAACACCAAAAATAATCAAATAAATTTATCCACTTATCAATCCAACAACACTTATTTAAAAACAATTCAACTCGATTTAAATCACACATTTCATGAAAATATAACAATAATTTCTGAAAAAACACATAATCAATTTCATCAAAATTCCGCTCAATCCATGTTTTGTAATTTTGCTTTCCACTACTTTATTGAGACATTCAAAAACCTCCATAATATATGTTCACTCATAGATCACTACTTGGATGATAATGGTGGAACGTTTGTGATGACAATTTTGGATGGGAAAAAGGTCCATAAATTATTAAAAAATGGAAAATGGCAAATAAATCATCCGAATTCCAACGAACCGAAATATTTAATTGAACCAGTCGATGATACAAAAATACGTATTTTACTACCATGTTCATCTACTATGTATAATGAAACATTGGTGGATGATAATGTAATGGATAATATGTTTCTAAATTTCGGAATGACTTGTGTTGAAACAAATAATCACAATAGTTTATTGGCGGAGTTTCAAAAGGACAAACCTAATTTTTATAACAAATTAGATGAGGATGACAAGTTTTTTATAGGATTGTATAAATATAAAATTTACAAAAAAAATGACAAAAAAAAAATGACAAAAACAATGACAAAAAAACAATGACAAAAAAACAATGACAAAAAAACAATGACAAAAAACAATGATACAAAGTGACATGAAATAAAATAGAATAAATGAAATAAAAAGGATTTAAAATTTAACTTGAATGTTTAAATTAACAATGACGGCATCAACAGCCATTCCAACTTCAAATTCAAAATCTGAAAAACGAAACAATAAATTAGAACGAATCAATAAATCAAAACGAAAATATAGATTAATTATGGGAGCATGTTATGCGGGATATTTTTTAAGTTTAGGAACAATTTTGTATTTTGGGTGTCAAGATCCAGAACGATTTCGATATGTCTCGCCAGAATCAAAAAGAAAATTGTTTAAGTCAATAGTGAATTTAATGCGAGGAAAATCTATGTTTGGCCAATGACCTGTTTGACCAGTTATTTTGTAAAAGCAACAAGAAAAATCAATGTGAAAAGTAATCCAGCTAAAATTGTTATAGTGATAATTTCTTTATTTGAAATCTTATCCGGACACTGTGATGTCCACGAAAATATTTCATGTGAAATTAATGCATTTAAAAATTCAAACGAGTTTTCTGATGGTGTTTCAATAATAATATATCCATCATCCAACGAGTCTGTTAAATAGTTATTTTCATCATTATAAATTAATTGAATAATTATTTGACCATTGATCAATTCATATTGAATTGGAATGGTATATATAATTTCATATAAAAATTCGTGGTGTTCTTGTGGTAATGATAATAACGACTGATTCATTGTTTTTTGATAAAAAGTGCCATTGAAATCTTTACAAATATAATTTTCAATTTGAATAGTCGAGTTATTTGTTTCTCCAATTGGATTGGTTTCAATACTAATAAAATCATCATTTGGATCAACTGGGATTTTTAGTATTTTATTATTTATGTGTAACACTTGATACACCTTTTTTTGAAAATAAGAAAACCCTGAAATGGAAACGTGTTCTGGTAAAAATAATTTTTCAACATCTAAATTTAACCAATAAATAAAACTTTGAGTGGCTTCTTCACGATTTTTTGTAAATAAATTTCGGTTAATGGAATAATAAAAATGTTGTTTTTTAATTATTTGGGATTGGGAATCAACTTTACTAATTTGTATTGTGAGAGAAAAGAGAAAAAATAGAATGATTAATAACATTATTTTAATAAAGTAAAACAAAAACAGAATTTTCTAAAATAAAATAAAAAAAGTAAAAAATCAAATTTTTAATTAAAATATTTAATCCTTACTACACATACACATTTTACTATGATGTACAAATTTCTGTACACATCTTAAGCAATCTGCACTAGCTGTTGAAATATTACCACCCATCATGTAATGGATCACAACCACAACCACAAATAGGGCCAGTTTTACAATAACATCCATAATGAGTATCATAATTATACAATACTTCCAATGACTCATTCCAATTAATGATTTTTTCCTCTTCTTCCTCATCTTCGTCCTCCTCTTCATCCTCTTCTTCATCCTCTTCTTCATCTTCTTTTTCCTCTGGTTTTTGTGTGGTGACGGTAAAATTTTCAACATGAAAGTTCAACCATGGGTCAGTTGATCCCATATATCCATTTCCCAAACATTCTAATCCATTTTTTACTATGACATTCATTCCTTCAATAATTTGTTTTTTTTCCAACATAGTTTTAACTTTTTCATAAGGAACACCTATAAAAAATATACCATCTGAAATATGAATTGTTACTTGTTGCTGTCTGAATTCAATATCTTCTTCATCCAAATCAAAATAATTTTCATCTTCAGATAATTCCACCCCAAGGATATTAATATAAACCATTATGAAACAATGAGATCAACGAGATTATAATTAACAAACAGATATTACTGGTCAACAATATGATCATGACAAAAAAAAATCAAATTTTTTAATCTATTAAACCATATTTTTGATCAGTGATGCGAGCATATGTATAAGTAAATGGCGAAAACACACTGAAACCACAACCTGTGATAAAACCTAGACCTGGAATTAAAATGGAATATACCATACAAAATGAAAGTGTAAATGGCATCATCATGGGTGTTGATTCTTTTATTAAATCGTTTCTCAATTCTTTTAAAAGGACATTATCAAAATCATTGGCCATATAAAGCCCATGTCCCACTACATTTACTCCATAAATTCCAGAAATTGTCTTTGTAAAAATATTTTTATTTACAATTCTAAAAACAGATGAAAAAACATTTACAAATTTAATATTTTTAAATGTCTTTTAAATTAATAATCAAATTTAATATTTTTCAATGGAAAAATTGTCCAAAATATAAGGACGATTTGTTATATGTGCATAACTATAAGTTAATGGTGATACAACTCCTAAAGATACACCCATTAGTCCACCAACTATCACGGAAGAACCACTAAATAGCCATATTAATGGATAGTTGATTGTTTTGGTTGTTTTGATCAGTGAATGCATTTGTGAATGGCAATAATAACTTGTATAGCCAATATGTCCAAATATATTTATCCCATACATACCTAAAAGTGGTCGTATAATTATTGTGTTAAAATTCATCCAATAGTATAGTTAATTAAAATAATTTTAAATTTTTTCAAAATTAAAATCATTTTTTTTTATAAATAAATTTGAAATAATTTTAAAATTATGAATCATGAAATAATTTTAAATGGATTTTATTAAAAATGTTGTTGAAACATTGTCAAATGATGACTTGGATGTTTTAAAAAAAAAATATTTATTAGATTGCGAACATTGTGGTGGAGGAGGTCGTAATTTTGCGGATGAATTAAACATAATTACGAAACCCGATGTTGAATTGGATTTGAGTTATGTGATTGGATATTCAAATTTATATAAAACATTAATTCAAATTCTAGTTGGTGAGGTGCGAAAATATATTATGAAAGATTTTTGGGAATATCTACAAGAAAGTAAGCAAATTTTAGATGTTAATGAAGCGTATTTTTTGATGACCAATAAACTTGTATTAATTCAGACAAATTTAAATCGGTGTATTGATAATCCGGATAATCAGGAAGATATATTTAATAAAAATTTAGAATTATTTGTTTTAACAATTGAAGAAATTCAAGATACATTTGCCAATGTTAAAAATTTGTCCAAATGGATCTATAAAAATATTGTTCTTACAAATAAACAATATACTCGCTTTTCAAAAAAAACACAAGAAACATAACTTAATTATTTTAAATGACGTTTTTTTATTTTAAATGACGTTCAACATATTCCACAATCATTCCTTCGTCACTTGATACCAATGGTTCAGTGTATGTTTGAATTTTATCATCATACATAATAAATGTTGGTATAGATTGAATTCCAAATTTTCGACTAAGTTCCTGATTTTCTGGTTTATCAATGTCGTAATAAACATAATTTACTTGTGATTTCATTTGATTCATATATTGCCGAATAAGAGGTGTCACCCGAACACATGGACCACACCATGAAGCGGAAAATTGCATTAGAGTTAGTGTTGGTATAACTGGAGCAAGTTGAGGAATTTGAGAATTACTATTGGAATTTTCAGCTTTTTCTAAATAATTTTGGATAAAATGAACAATTCCCACAAAGTCACTGGATGATTGTGGCTCACTGTAAGAATTATTTAATTTGTTTTGAATAATAAATGTTGGTACACTTGAAATATTAAATTGAGAGACAAGTCCTTGGTTTTCAGGGGAATCTATGTCTACATATTTATATCCAATACGATGAGTCATAGTTCCCATGTATCCTTTTATTTTTGGTGTGATTTGTATACAAGGATTACACCATGATGCAGAAAATTGTAAAAGGGTAAAATTAGAAGTTGATTGTTGATTCATAAAATGATACTATAGCGCTACAGAATAAAACGATAAATACAACGCGTCATTGTTTTTTTTGAAAAATTTTCAAATCAAGATTTTGAATAAGTTTATTGTAATAGCTTGTCTCAAATATATCAATATCTTGTTTGTAACATTCGATTGGAACTTCAAATTTCATAGAATTAAATAAAACACAATTCTGATGATAATTATTTGGATAGTTTGAAAAAATATGATAATAAATTTCTAATTTTAACTGGGCAGTAACAATTGCTTCAATAATTTGTTTTTTGTCATTTACATGTTCAAAATTTAACACATCATCCAAAATAACTGAATTTGTTTTTGTGCTTTTTAATTCAACAATCTTAAATACAGGCTCAACTAATAATTCCACAACATAATCCAAATGATCATTGATTAATTCTCGTAAATTTAATACTTCTTTTTTATCTTGTTTTTCATGTGTCGTCAACAAATATTTATTCGTGGTACTAAGTTCAAAAACTTTTAATAAAATGTTTTTTACCATGATGGAATAATGATATATTTTTGAAATATTACACAAGACAAGTCGTTTGTTATTTAATTGGATGGGACCCAGTGTTTTTTTATAAATAAATAATTTGACATCCACTAAATTTATATGCCCATTTGATTCTATATCACTGGATAATGTTATATATTCCACAAATAATACAATGGCTCGTTCTGCTAAAAACATGGTTAATTTTGGATTATACGTGTGGCTATAAATTATCCAAAAAATATTAAATACCAGTTCAACACATGAATATGTGTAAATTGGGTTTTTAAATTTCTCATAACAATTATTAATAGCATTTTTCATAATTTTAGCAAATTTAAAATATATATTTCTTAAATTTATGGTTGATTCATCTATTTTTTTTTCGTTTATAAAATCTAGTAATTCAATGTCTTTAGATAAATTTGACATTTTTTATTAAATTATTTTGAGATTTTATATTAGAAAAACCAACTAGCATGAGAACTAAAAAATTAAATATTAAAATGTATAATGAAATAATCCCAGGATTATATTTAGGTAATCGTGAATCTACATTGGTGGCAGACCAACTTGGTATTGATCATATTATTTCCATTGGTTCAAAAAGTAAATCGACCAGTGGAATATCAAATACACATATTGGTTTACGTGATGATAATACCTTGACTATTACAAAAGAATTAAATGAAATAACCAGGAGCCCAATCTTGTATGCGCATTGTCCTAAAGGAAAGTTCACATGAATATTTTAAAAGAATTTAACGACTTATGCAATTAAAATCCATATAAATTCAAGGGCAATGTTCATTTTACCCATATATGTCGTGGTTCTGGAAATAACTAATTTAATAAATGAATTATTACAAAAAAATAAAAAAGTGTTGGTTCATTGTCGTGCTGGTATAAATCGATCACCATCATTTGTCTTGGCATATTTATGTAAATTTCACCAATTTGAATTTGATCAAGCAATCGCGCAAATTCTTGTAAAAAGAAAATCTTGTAGGTTTTCTTTTCGCGAAAATGTGAAAAAATGGCTCGAAGAAACATCTTCTTAAAAAAAAATTTTAAAATTTACAAAGACCACGACAACACATTAAAGGCATATATCACAACAAAGGCACATTGTAACATCCCACATTCATTTCACGCAAAATACCATATGTTTCATTAATAACGACTTCTTCATATTTTGTTTTAATGTTGGTGCGTTCATTTGAGTGAACCCAGTCAAATGCATTATCACGAGATTTCCATTCTGAAATGGTATTTACCGTAACGAAATCAGATGTGACGAAATCTGGTTCGTCATGATTTGGCATATTTTTTTCTTGTTTTGTTTTATCTCCATCAACTGGTAGGTAACTTTCTGTGAAATTAACAGAGCTTATAAATCCATTAAATTTTTTGGCATGTTGGGTCAATTCAGTTAGATATTCACTACATTGGAAATGAACCACTTTTCGAACTAACAATCTAAAATTGGATGACATAGTTTAATTTTGTGGATCAATGATCAATTATGAAAAATAAAAAATATAAAAAAACATAAAATTTTTTTCAAATTTTTATTTTATAATTTGTCATGGTTATATGTGTGTTATATGTGTTTGGAAAAACATATTTATTTCTTTAGTGATTTCTTTAGTGATTTCTTTGGTGATTTCTTTGGTGATTTCTTTGGTGATTTCTTACATTTTTTTGGAACCACCACACACTTTAATTTGTGAGTACCTGTTTTTAACATTTTAGAAACTTTTTTAGCAGCTTTGGCACTTATTCGTAAACTATTTTTTAAACCAGCTTTGGTATATTTTGAAATATTTTTTTTTGTTTTTACAACTAACTGAGCACTTTTTCGAGCACCCTTCTTGACTCCTTTTTCTATCATAGTGACTCCTGGTTGAATTTTTCGACTTGCCACTCCAATTACAGTAAGTAATTTATCTAAAGGTAAGTTTAACATAACATTCATATTGTCACGAGCTTTATTTTTTTGTGTTTTTAAATTTCCTTTTAGTTTGTTAATTTTCTTTTTTAAATTAGATTTACCTCCTTGTTGGTTTATGGCCATTGTATGAATATATTTATACAAAATTTGTTTACCCTTGGCACTTGTCAAGGATATTTCTTTACCAGTTTTTGGATCAATAATTTTATTCCACATAGGTCTTTTATAATTTATATATAGAAAATTATTTTTGTCTATAAAAAGAAAAATAACGCAGAAAATTTTTTTTTTAAATAAAAAATAAACAAATGTATAATATTTAATAATCATTAATAATCATTATATTGATCTGCATCAATAGTATCGTTATCTTCTAAATCATCACAAACTTCATTTTGAACTGGATTATGAACTGGATTACTAAATAATAATTTTTTATATATACGTTCATATGCCGGAATTAATTCAATATCTCCTTCCTCT